GAGCTATTACCCGGCCTTAACGCCTTATTTGGTTTAGAGTATGCCAAGTACGGTGAAGAGCATAAAGAAATCTTTGAATCAGAGACTTCTGACCGCTCGTTTGAGGAAGAAACTAAATTGTCTGGCTTCGGCGCAGCAGGCACTAAGGCTGAAGGCGCATCTATCGAATACGATACAGCGCAAGAAGCATTCACTGCACGCTACACGCACGAAACTGTTGCTATGGGTTTCTCAATCACTGAAGAAGCGATTGAAGATAACTTGTACGATTCTTTATCGGGTCGTTACACTAAAGCATTAGCTCGCGCTATGGCGTACACCAAGCAGGTTAAAGCTGCTGCGGTATTAAACAATGCGTTTGATACTGGCCACACTTACGGCGACGGCGTTACTTTAGTAAACGCTTCTCACCCGTTAGTATCTGGTGGTGTTAACTCAAACAGTGGTGGTGACGTTGACCTTAACGAAACTTCACTTGAGAATGCAGTTATTCAGATTGGTAAGTGGACTGACGAACGTGGCTTAAAAATCGCTGCTCGTCCTAAGAAGATGATTATCCCATCTGACTTACAGTTCGTTGCTACTCGTTTGTTAGAAACTGAAGGCCGTGTTGGTACTGCTGATAACGACATCAATGCTATCTCTAGCAATGGCGTGGTTCCCGGCGGATACGCGGTTAACCATTACCTAACTGATACAGGTAACTGGTTTCTAACTACTGACATTCCAAATGGCTTAAAGCACTTTACTCGTTCAAAAATGTCTACGTCTATGGACGCGGATTTTGACACTGGTAACAGTCGTTATAAAGCTCGTGAGCGTTACTCTTTCGGTGTCTCTGACCCACTAGCTATCTTCGGATGCGGTGCTGACTCTTAATTGAGCAGCGAAAAAGTAAGATTGAGAGGGAGCCTTGCGCTCCCTTTCTTTTTATTATAAGATCGAAGTTCTAATCCCTGACTACCCGCAATATCGTAGGTAGACATTAGCCACGACAGGAGATTCTCATGGCGAATACAACTTTTAACGGCCCAGTCCGTTCAGAAAACGGTTTCGAGCAAATCACAAAAGACAGCACTACTGGTGCTATCACAACTGTACTAGACATTGATTCTAGCGGTAATATTTCTACCACTGGTACTATCAACAACAAACAAAAGATTGATACAACTTTTAATGCCGCTGGAGCCGCATCAGCAACTTTAACTGCTGCGCAATCTGGTACTTTGTTTTTAATTAATGGTGCGGCTGCTAATGTAATTACGTTACCTGCTGTTTCTACTGCAAACGTAGGGGTTACTTACGACTTCTTCCTCACCGTAGCAGTTGGTGGTAGTGTAACTACTACTATTGTACTTCCCGGATCAGCCGTTTCAGACTTCCAAACAATGAAATACTTAGTTGGTGGCACAGCGGCTAACGCGGCAAGTGATGTAGCTGGAGACACGTTGACATTACCAAACTCAACGGTAGCTAATGCTAGAGTTTCTATGACGTGTGTATCAGATGACGGCACAAACTCTAAGTGGATGACTACTACATTATCTACACCTATTGCTACGGTAGCTTAATAACTCGGGAGTATAGATTATGGCGTTATCATATAACATAGAAACGCTAGCTAGCACCGAGCGTAAGTTAGTAGTTAAGTTTTCACTGGTTAACGATAGTAACACTGATGACCTAGCTAAAACTGACTTCATCGACCCCGCTGACTACACCAGCCAAGAGGGTAAAGCGTGTAGTTATGTGTCCATAGACCGTATATGGGCAAACCTAGAGACAGGCGTACAGGTTAACCTATACTGGGATGCTACCAATGACTACTATGTGTGGGGCGCTAATGGGGTTGGCGCTAGTTCTGTTATGACCGCGTGTTCAGACTTTACTTTAGGTGGTTGGGGTGGGCTAGTACCCCCCGGAAAAGGCGCTAACTCTGTTACCGCTAACTCGGGCACTGGCGCAGGTTCGGGCGCAACCGATGGGACGCTACTAATAAATAGTGCTGGTATTTCCGCTAATGATGTATTTAGTGTAGTTGTAGAAGGCACTAAGCATTATGCGTAACTACTACAAAAAAGGCGGTAAGGTCAAAGGCTCTATGAAGGGCCACACCATAGGCGGCGGGCAGAAACGCCCTACCAAATCTGGTGCTGGCATGACCGCTAAAGGTGTAGCTAAGTATCGTAAAGATAATCCCGGTAGTAAGTTAAAGACAGCAGTAACTGAAGACAAACCAACTGGCAAGCGCGCATCACGTCGAAAGTCGTACTGTGCGCGTTCTGCCGGACAAATGAAACAGTTTCCGAAGGCAGCGAAAGACCCCAATTCAAGGCTTCGCCAAGCGCGCAAACGTTGGAAATGTTAGGAGATTAAGAAGATGAAAACTAAGAAAACTAAAAAATATATGGCTGGCGGAATGGCTATGCCCGGCGCTGGTGGTGCTCCCATGGGTGCTGCTGCTGCTATGGGCGGCGGTGCTCCTGCTATGCCTATGACGGAAGAGCAAAAGAAAAAGAAAATGATGGAAGAGATGATGAAGAAGCAGGCTATGGGCGGCGGTGCTCCTGCTGGCACTACTATGACCGCTAAAGCTGGCGGTAAAGTACCTAAAGCTAAGAAGAAAGGCGGCATGGCTGCACAAGGCAAGATGGATAGTGGCATAAAAAGAATGCGCCAAGAAAAAGAAACTAATAGAAAGCAAGACCTAGACATGGGTACTGACCCTAAAACGGGCAAACCTGTAGAGATGAAACCTTCTGACTACGACTTTATGAAACCAGCGGCTAAACGGCCCGCCATGAAGAAAGGCGGTAAGGTTAAGACGTACAAGTCTGGCGGTAAAGTTCGCGGTGCGGGCATTGCTAAGAAAGGCGTCCGTAAGTGTAAGATGCGCTAACCATGCGCCGCTACTATAAATCTGGCGGAAAAATATGCTCTAAGGGTAAGTCGTGGGCGAAACGTACCTTCGATACTTACCCTAGCGCATATGCTAATATGGCAGCCTCTAAATACTGCAAAGACCCTAATTACGCTAAAGGTTCTAAAGGTAAGAAATAATGGGCGATCTAAAGAAATGGGTTGACCAAGACTGGGTTCGTGTTGGCACTGATGGCAAAGTCAAAGGTAAGTGCGGCACATCAAAAGACAAGAAGAACCCAGACCGTTGCTTACCACGCAACAAAGCGAACTCGCTAACTAAAGGCCAACGTGCAGCCACCGCTAAGAAAAAGAAGCGGGAAGGCGCAAAAGGCAAAACGGTAGTTAAGAACACTAAACCCGCTACAGTAAAGTTTGGGGGTGGTGGCTTAGCTCGTAAACGACGACACAAATGCGGATGTGGAACTAAATAATGGCTACTTCAGGTACTGCTACATTCAATATGCCTTTCGCAGAGCTTGCTGAAGAGGCGTGGGAACGCGCTGGGCGCGAGCTACGAACAGGTTACGATCTACGTACCGCTAGACGTTCTATGAACCTACTCACCATTGAGTGGGCAAACAGGGGTATTAACCTGTGGACGATAGACGAAGGTACTATCCAACTTACTAAAGACGATGCTACGTACACCTTACCCGCTGACACAATAGACGTATGTGAAATGAACATACGCACAAACGCAGGCGATGCGTCATCACAATCTGACTTATCTTTAAACAGAATCAGTATACCTACGTACTCAGCTATACCAAACAAGTTATCCACAGGTAGACCATTACAAGCTGTAGTCCATAGGTTAGGCCAAGCAGGTATATACCAAGCTGGCGACCGCACCAATGGTAATGCCCCGTCCCCTACTATTATAGGTGCAAACGTATCTTTCCTTACTTTGTGGCCTGTACCGGACAGCAGTACCGCTTACCAAATATCGTTCTATCGTATGCGCCGCATACAAGACATGGGTTCAGAAGCAGGTAAGACCGACGCAGATATGCCGTTTAGGTTCTTCCCGTGCGCGGTAGCAGGATTAGCTTATTACATTGCTATGAAAGTTCCTGAGCTAGCCCCTAGAATACCGATGCTAAAACAAGAATACGAAGAACAGTTTAAGTTAGCTTCTGAAGAAGATAGGGAGAAAACTTCAGCGCGTTTTGTGCCTAGTATAGGTCGTTGCTAATGGCTAATAAATTTGCATCCGCTAAAAGAGCGATTGCTATATGTGATCGTTGTGGGTTTCAGTATAAACTAAAGAAACTCAAAGCTCTGGTTATCAAGAGTAAGAACACGCATTTAATGGTATGCCCTGAATGCTGGGAAAAAGATCACCCACAGAACAAGTTAGGGGAAGTTGTAGTAACTGACCCGCAAGCAATACGCAACCCGCGCCCAGACAACGCCGCTGTGGCAAGTAGAGTTACCCAGTACGGTTTTAGACCTGTAGGCGGCGGAAATAACATAGACATACCCAACACACTAGTGGGTAATACTAAGATAGGCACAGTGACGGTGACGACATAATGAGCATGACATACGCGGACTTGAAGACTAACATCGCTGACGTTACTGAGAATACGTTTTCAGACTTTCAGCTAAACTTGTTCATTACCCAAGCAGAGCAAGCTATATACATAGCTATTGATTTACCTGCTAACACGTTTACAGACAGCGCTACTAATTTAACTATCGGTAGTGCTACATTCGCTGTCCCTAGCGGGTATTTAAGTAGTGTTAGCCTAGCTGTTAAGAGCGCCGCAGGTGTAGTTACGTACCTACTACAGAAAGACAATAGCTTTTTGTTAGAGGCATACCCTGACACAACCTCCACAGCCGTTCCTACGCACTACGCGCAGTATGGTGAAAGTACTTATGGTGGCCCAGCTAATACACTATTTCTTACCGTAGCTCCCACACCTGACGCAGAATACGCGACAATCCACACATACAAAGCCTATCCTGCGTCTATTACTTCGGGCGAGGAAACTGGCACTACGTGGCTATCAACTAACTTTGATAGTGTGTTGCTAAACGGTGCGCTAGTAGAAGCAGCTAGGTTTATGAAAGCTGAGCCGGACATAGTAGCCATGTACAATCAACAGTTTGTGACATCTCTAAAGCTGTTAGGATCACTAGGGGCTAGAACATTTAAAGATGCGTATCGTACGCCCACTGGAGCAGCACCGGTAGGAGCAGCATAAGATGGCTATTACACAAACAATGACCACATCAGCTAAGTTAGCCCTCCTTAAAGGGGACTTGGACTTTGACTCAGTTAGTTTAAAATTAGCTTTGTATACTAGCGCCGCTGATTTAGGTGCCGCCACTACAGCGTACACCGCTACAGGCGAAGCCTCTGGTACAGGGTACGACGCTACAGGTAAAGCAGTAACTAAAGGCACGCCCACTTCAAGTGGCACCACAGCTTACGTAGACTTAACAGACGTAGAGTGGGCGAGTTCTTCTATAACGGCTCGTGGAGCGTTATTGTACGTGGACGGCGGTATAGCTATAGCTGTGCTAAACTTCGGCTCAGACAAAACATCATCTAACAGCACGTTTACGGTTACTTTCCCTGCCGCGAGCGCGACTACAGCAATAATTAGGATTGAATAATGGCTACGTACACAGATAGTTTAGGGCTTGTAAAACCGGCAGCGGGCGAAGGTGCGGGTACTTGGGGTACCACTATAAACTCGTCCCTCACTGATATGTTAGAAGAAGCTATATCTGGTTATGTAAGCATAGCTATAACTGGAGATACTACTCTAACTACTAACGTTACGGGTGTAACTTGCCAAGCAAGACACGCGATAATCAAACTAACAGGCAGTTTAAGTAGTAACGCCAATATAATTGTGCCTGACTTAGCCAAGATATGGGTGATTAATAACGCCACTACTGGTGGTCAGACTGTAACTGTAAAAACCGCAAATGATGCGGGTGTAGTTATATCTAATGGTAAAACCGGCATTATATATTGTGACGGCGCAGATGTTTTAGAAGCAGGTACTAGCACCGCAGGTAACGCCACAATGGGTGGCACACTAGGTGTTACTGGCGCGGTTACTATGGCTAGTACATTAGGTGTAACGGGCAATGTAGCTGTAAACACAGACAAGTTTACTGTCACAGCCGCCACGGGCAACACAGTTGTAGCGGGCACGTTAGCTGTTACAGGTGTTACAACGGCTACTGGCGGGCTTACAGGGTCACCTACAGTAAGCGTATCTGCTAGCGGCAACAAAGATGCCACGGCAATGACAGCACTTGTCGGACAAAGAATTATATCTACAGCTAGTGGAGACACTACGTACACCCTACCTGATGCAGCCACAGCAGATGTCCCTGTTGGCTCTACTTGGGTTATTGTTAATGCTCATGCAACGGCTGATATTACTATCGAATCTGGTGGCACTGACGATGTTATAGCCCTGTGTTCAGGTGCAGCATACACTCCGGGTGACGCGAGCACTGACAGAACCATTGTGCAAGGCGGTGTAGCCGAGATCGTATGCGTACAAGCTAACCTATATGTTATCTTTGGTGGGGGCGTTAGTTAATGTCTTCTGGCGCTATAATGATGGTAGGCGGCGCAGGGGGTGGGGCTAATGTCTCCGTTATGACTGTGGGTGTCACCAATGCAAAACAGGGTTATTACTACGGGTTTGCTAGATCGCCATTCTCGGTGTTATCTGATGAATCGCTCGAAAAGGCTCAGTTCTTAGGTAGCCTATCTCCTAACCACGTGACAGTTGATGGCACTAACTACACTATACACACCCTCCGCACACAGAACACTGGCTCTACATTTATATTCGCCGTGGCCGACCCAGACGAAAATCTATCAGCCACATCAATAACGTCTGTAGCAACACCTTTAGGCAGTGTTAATATGAGCGCCCTTAACTTCCAAACAGTACTAAGTGCCGGAGTTAACTACGCATCGTGGTCAGGTACAGCAGTAGCCGCAGTATCATTATTTGGTGGCACAGACGGCGCTTCTGTAACGGTGACGTTCAATGTTTAGCACTGCAATAGTTAACGCAGTTGACCTAGTAAAGCTAGAGCAACTATACGCCGAAAACAAAGACACCATAGATACTAATACAAGGGCAGACTTTGACACTATAAAGCGTATGTTCGTACACGCGTGCGAGAACAAACTTAACGCAGAGATAACTAAAGACGGGAAAGTTGCGGGCTACACAACAGGTATAGTTAAGAACAAAGCATACTACTGCACAAACGTGATAGTGGGTGACAACAAAGCATTTATACTGTCTGGTGATTCCTTTTGTAAGGTATTACGGGATTTAGACATTACAGCCATAAAAGGGCATGTAAAGACAAACACTCCAATGTATGATTTCTTACTTGCGAGTTTTGGCAGAGAAGACTTATTTAACGCCGAAGTGGGCCTCCCTATTGAAGGGCACGACGGTATAATCATAACTTTAAACATATTGTAGAGGTAGTAATGGCAACGCAGAAGGAATTGATTGCAGAAACAATCGCGGGCATCGAAAAACACGAGGCGGAGTGTAACCTCAAGTACGGCCACATTAAAAAAGAACTTGATTCTGGGTCTAAGAAGTTTATCCGCCTAGAGAACATGATCTGGGGGCTGTATGCGGTTGTTATTACTAGCGGCATTACTATTATCAGTAAACTCGTCTAACGCTCAAGAAGCGCAAGATGCTTCAGTAGGTGACTTTGGCTCTAACAATCAGCAAAGCGCCGAGAGTATTGATAATCGAACCACCACCACAGTTACACAAGAGGGCGCTGTAGTTAATACTGCGGTAGCTCCTAGCGGTACGTCTTATAACCAAGACGTATGTGTGTTTTCTGGTAGCGCGGGCGTACAGACGCAGATGTTTGGGTTAGCCATTGGTAACCCTGTTGTAGATCAAAATTGTGAGCGTTTAAAGTTGTCTAAGCAGCTACAAGCTCTAGGTCTAAAGGTTGCTGCCGTTAGCGTTATGTGCCAAGATCATAGGGTGTGGTGGGCTTTATATGAATCTGGGACTCCGTGCCCTACTAACCAAGGATTAATTGGAAATGATGCGTACACGTTTTATAAACATCGCCCTGATAGGGTTCCTGATCAGCCTCTCATCTACCGTGAGAAGTCAAACAGACCTCCAAAATCATACAGCCGTCATAAATTCCCTAATAGGTGAGGAAGCAAACAATTTTATCTCCCAAATGGCCGCCAACATGGTTGACGGTACTACTACTATTGTCGACCCTAACACTGGCCAACAGTATCACGTTACCCAAGGTCAGTTGGACGCGTTTAATGACGCCTATTCTTTGGCACTCTCCGAGTCCACTCAAGAGCACATCACTGGTCTGTTAATACAAGATCAGATTATCGGCCAACAGGTTGAGTTTGAAGCGCAGAAGAACGTTATGGTTAACGAAGCGCAGAAAATAGCCGCCGTTACCGCTATCGCTGCGGAGATAGAAGTTGCCAGTGAGTCAACTAAGATCGGTATGGAGAAGTACGCCACTGATAACGGCCTAAGAGAGATTAAACAAGAAACCCGCGACAAATACGCAGCCAGTATAGAGGGTATGGTTGTGGCATCGCGTACCAAGAATATGCTTGAACAGTACGAAGGAGCGATCATTGAAGCGACTACGTTTACAACACAGGCTACCGAGACTGTTCAGGCATTCTACGACTCTGCTGTGGTAAGTATTGACGACCTATACCTAAACCAACTAAACGTAGCTTGGAGTGGCATTCTTGTGGGTGTAGAAGATCAATTCTGGACAGACAATATAAATACAGAGCAAGGGTTTTTCCCTGACCCTGACCCTAGTTTTGAGGTATTCCCATAATGAACGCAGAACAGATAAGCACGTGGATAGGCATAGCAGGCGCTTTAGGTGGTGTCGCTATGACTTTCGCTACAATGGAAGAGAAAGTATCTCAACTAGAAGGTTCTATGTCAGAACTGTATAATGTCGAAGAAATTCGCGTTATGGAACGTAGATTAACTACACTCGAAGTCACACAATCAAACAGCGATATAGGCCGTATATCGGCTACTATTGCTACAATACAAGCGGAGATAACCAATGCTAACCAAACTATTAAACGACTTGAAGGCACTATTAGCGGGCTTCAAAACCAAGATACAAGCGAAATCGAAAGCGGCGTTAGCGTTAATAAAAGCCGAATTAGCAATCTTCAAAGCACGATTGAAAGGCTTGAAGGGCAAATTGCGCGCCTTAGTTCGAGACTAAGTAACTTAAACAGTAATCCACTGGGGTAAGGGCTATGCGTAAACGTACTTCAGGGCTAACCAAGCGGCAGAAAACAACACTAGAAAAGCATAAAGAGCACCATACAGCGAAGCATATGGCTTTTATGCGTAAAGAAATGAAGAACGGTAAGAGTTTTTCAGCTTCACATAAATTAGCTATGCAAAAAGTAGGTAAGTAAAATGAATTTTAAAGCTATTAAAGGCTTAATTGGCGCGGTTGCTCCTACACTTGGTACGGCACTAGCTGGCCCTCTTGGGGGCACTGCGGCGTCTGCAATTGCATCTGTATTAGGTTGTAAGTCAGACGCTAAGTCTATCGAGACGGCGATGCAATCCGCCACACCTGAGCAGCTTGTTGAGATTAAAAAGGCCGAGTTAGACTTCGAGAAGAAGATGGCAGAGTTAGAAGTCGATGTATTTGCTTTGGAGGCTCAAGATGTCAAAGATGCGAGACAGGCACACAAAGGTGATTGGACGCCGAGAGTCGTTGCTCTTGTCGCTCTGGTGGGTTTTGTTGGGTATATTTTTCTTGTTACTATCCAGCCACCTGATGCTAATAGTGACACTATAGTAAGCCTAATCCTAGGCTACATGGGCGGTGTAGTATCAGCTATAACTTCTTTTTACTTCGGGGCGAGTCATAAACCAGATGAGTAACTTTAAATACTTTAAGATCGAAGAGTTTAATTGCCAAGAGACTGGCGAGAATGACATGCAGGATGAATTTATCCATGCGTTAGACGCGCTACGTGAGGCGGCAGGTTTTGCCTTTACAATTACTTCTGGCTACAGAAGCCCTAAACATTCCATCGAAGCTAAGAAAGCAGAGCCGGGGATGCACAGCAAAGGCATTGCCGCAGACATACGAGTTAGTAGCGGCGCGCAGAGATTCTTGCTAGCAAAACTAGCCTTCGAGCTAGGTTTTAGTGGTATCGGTATCGCTAAGACTTTTGTTCACGTAGACACACGCGATACTGTACCTGTGCTGTGGACTTATTAAGAGGTAACAATGCCATTAAGCAAGTTAGAACTAAAACCCGGTGTAGACAAAGAAGGTACTCGATACAGTACTGAGGGTGGATGGCACGACTCCGACAAAGTACGGTTCCGTAAAGGTTTGCCGGAAAAGATCGGTGGGTGGGTGCGCCTGTCTAACAATGTGTTTAACGGCATATCTCGCTCTATCCATAGCTGGCGTACTCTAGCTAGTAAGTTGTACGTAGGTGTTGGCACAAACACTAAGTTCTACATCGAGTCTGGTGGTGAGTACAATGACATCACCCCACTCCGCAAAGCTACGGCTACCTTAGCTGATGACCCCATTGTTACCACTGCAAGTTCTACCACTGTGCGCGTAATAGACACTACTGGTGGGTACGGCAATGGGGACTTCGTAACGTTTGCAGGTACGGCAGAGACAACAAACGGGGTGACTACTGCTCTATTAAGTAACGAATTCCAAATATCCCACAACTTGGCAGAACAAGCTACAGCACACGTAGCAGCAACCACTTCTAGTAATCAGGAAGTCACCCTAGACAACAATACTGGCACTATCGCTATTGGTATGACAGTGACGGGCACTGGAGTAGGTACGGGGGTATACGTCTTAGATGTTACTACCGGCGATTTAGACCAGAACAAAATAAAGTTAAGCGCCGCTAAATCCTTAGATGAAGACGTTGTGCTGTCGTTTACGTTCGCCGATTCCTACACAATAACTATAGCTAGCGCCTCTGGCGGTTCCCCTGCTGCTACCCCTGCGGGCGGAAACGCTATTACAGCTACGTACAAAATAAACTCAGGTGATGAAGTACAGACTCCAGCTCAAGGTTGGGGCGCAGGATACTATGGTGGTGGGGTTTGGAGCACTGGACTCACTACCGAATCTAACATACGTTTGTGGAGCCAAGCTAACTTTGGCGAAGACCTTATTCTTAATTATAGAAGCGGGCCGTTGTATTACTGGAAAGGTAGCAACGCGTTAACTACTCTAGCTGTACCGCTAGACGATAAAGATGCAGTAACCGCTAATAAACACAACGCTAGCGGTGGCTCTACCACAACTCTAGTAATAAATGATAACGTGGGCACAATACGTGTCGGTATGATTGTGGGGGGTACAGGAGCCGCAGGTGTTGTTCGTGTAGTTACTGTGACCGACCAACAAAATCTCGTGCTTGATACGGCTGTAAACGTGTCCGATGATGCTCCCCTTACTTTTAAATATGATGTACCGACCAAAGCTAACAGGGTACTGGTATCAGATATTAGTCGGTTTGTGTTTTGTTTAGGTACGACCGCGTACTTAGATGACACATACGTTATGGATCCTCTGCTAGTTCGATGGTCTGACCAAGAAGACGCAACTGATTGGATACCTACTACCACAAATGTGGCTGGTAGCTTACGTTTATCTAGGGGTGGTGAGATTATAACGGGTATACAAGCCCGCCAAGAGATACTTATCTGGACAGACGCGGCTCTATACTCCCTACAGCTACTCGGTTTAGAAGGCTGGGGTGCGCAAATAGTAGGTGAAAATGTGTCTATAGCCAGCCCAAGCGCTGTTGCGTACGCTAATGGTATGGCATTCTGGATGGGTAAAGACAAGTTTTATACCTATGATGGCAACGTAAAACCACTACCGTCTACCCTACACAGGCACGTGTTTGAGAATTTTGAGGTTGGTCAACTACAGCAAGTAGTTTCTGGCACCAATGAAGAATTTAATGAGGTTTGGTGGTTCTACCCTAGCGCAGAATCTACAACTAATGACTTGTATGTGGTGTACAATTACTTAGAAAACCTATGGTACCACGGCACTATGGCACGTACTGCATGGGAAAATTCAGGTATTCGTAGCTTTCCATTAGCCGCTACGTACACTAAAAACCTTGTAAACCATGAAGCAGGGGTAGATGATAATGAAACAACTACTACGTTACCTATAACTGCCTCTATTACGTCTTCTGAGTTCGACCTACAAGATGGGCACCAATTCGCCTTTGTATGGCGTATGTTGCCAGATATTACGTTCCAAGGGTCTACACAAGGCTCTCCTAGCGTAGATATGACTCTAAACCCGTTAGACAGCTCTGGCTCTGGATATAACACTCCAACGTCAGAAGGTGGCAGTAACACAGGCACAATAGTGCAGGGAACTACAATTACTGTAGAACCTTACACCACACACATAAACACGCGCTTACGTGGCAGACAAATGTCTATGAAAGTCGAGTCTACGGACTTAGGAGTTAAGTGGCAGCTCGGGTACCCCCGTATTGATATGCGCCCAGATGGAAGACGCTAATGGCTAATAACGTTAAGTTTAAGTCCCCAGCTCTGCCGATACCGCCTGCACAGTACAATCAAAGCCTGTACCAACGCACGTTTAGTGTCCTACGCTTGTACTTTAACCAGATAGACGAGCACCTACGTCAAGACCTAGGCGACACTACTATCAATGGTGATCTTACTGTTACAGGTGGGGTTACTGCTACTACGTTAACAGGCACGCTACAAACAGCCGCACAGACTAACATTACTTCTGTAGGAACATTAGATGGCGGGTCAATAACCTCTAACTTCGGCAGCATAAACGTCGGTGGTAGCACTATATCGAACACGGGGCTATTTGTCCTAGGGAGTACTAACTCATACGCTCCCTATGGCGTTATTAACGGTGGCCTTACCCTAAATCTTGGGGCGGGTAAGACTTTTGATATGGTAAGTACCAATACAGGAGCCGGTGACAGCCCAATAATTCAGTCTTACAGAGACTCGTCTAGCCCTGCGGATGCTGATACTTTAGGTAATATTCGGTACCAAGGTAACAACGATGCCGACCAAAAGGTAACCTACGCCGAAGTTGAAGCGCAAGCCGACGATGTTACTGATGGTACAGAGGACGGCGCGTACAAAATATCCAGAATGGTGGCGGGCACTTCTACAGTTGGCTTCGAGCTAAACGCTAGTGGTGTAGATATTAGCACTCCATTGACAGTAAGTACTGGCCCTATAACGATAAACAGTAACAATACAAACGCTGACTTAGTAATATCCAATACTGAAGCGAGTAGTGCCGACGCTAGCCCTATTATCGAGTTGTGGAGGCAACACGGTGCTGATGGTGGTAATGATGGTGACGAAATAGGGGAAATACAGTTCTATGGTATGAATGACCGTGGTTTGTCTAGTGGTGGCCCTCAGAAAGTCCAGTACGCTACTATTTACGGAGAAATCGTAGATTCAACTGCCGGTACAGAAGACGGTAGGTTTGTAGTTGAGACTATACAAGCAGGTTCAACTGCACAGACGCTTGTAATAGATAATGCGGGCGTACAAGTAAAAACTGCCCCTTTAACTATTACTAGCACTAGCACAAGTGCTGACCTTGTTATAACAAACAGTGAGAATAGTTCCGCAGATGCTAGTCCTATTATTGAGCTTCACCGATCTCAATCAGCAGGAGCAGACGGAGAAGACTTAGGAAAAATAGAGTTTTACGGTAGTAATGACCGTGGCTTCTCATCAGGTGGCCCCGAAAAAATCTTATATGCCAGTGTGTATACAGAAATAGGCGATGCGTCTGACGGCTCTGAAGACGGTAATTTAAGGTATAGTAAGGTTGTAGCTGGCTCACAGCAAACAGGTGACCTTGTAACACAGCCACTTAACGGCGGGGTTCAGTTCCCAGCGCAGAGCGCGGCTCCTAGCTCTCCAGCAAATGGGCAGGTATACTACGACACCGACGACCATAAGTTAAAACTATACGCTAATGGCGCATGGGTTGACCTTAACTAGGAGCGCAGCATGCAGCAGATAACTAGACAACAAATTGACGGGTTGATCACGCATAAATTTGAGGGGATTGAAGCGCCGCTTATAGACAGCAAACAACAACAACTAAACCCAATTGAAATTATAACAACTGCCGTTTCTAGCCTTAAAACTGTTGACCAGATACACAACATGGCTGCGGCGGCTATACCCGGCACTGATTTAGTCCAAGTTAATAACTCAGCGTTCGCTACAACTAGAGGTAAGAAAGACAGCTTTAGCCAGTTTTTTACCTTATTCTATAACGCTGACGTATTACCCAACATAAAAACAAACCTTGTAGACTTTTTAAGTCATTTACAAAGAAACGAAGCGACTTTTGGGGTTATAAAATACGACAACGATATGTACACAGAGTCTTTTTTAGCTATGTACGAAGAATTAAAAGACAAAGATGTTAAAGTTACTTTAGGCAAAAGTAATAAAAACCCTGATGACTACCTAGCGTTTATAAGTATGGGCAAAAAAAGAATTAAGCAGAAAGGAAAGGCTGAATGAGTTGGTTAAGTGATAGATGGCACGACTTATGGGATCCCCTTTCGGATGCTTTAGCAAGTTTCGACGACTACGCTTTTCACGGTGGTTTTGAAGATGACTTACGTAGGCTAGGTAGAAAGTTTGACGAATACATAATCGAGCCAATATACGATTGGCAGAAAGGTTTTGTAAACGGGATGCTAGACGACCCGATGAAAGCTATCTTTCAAATAATATTGATGGCGACAGGTGCGGGTTGGGTGATACCCCTAATGAACACCGCAGAAGCTGTATGGATGAAGGCCGTGGGTTTTCCCGGGTACGAGGACATATCATGGGGAGACATCGCAAAAGGAGCAGCCAAAACATACGCCACTGGAAAACTAATAGGCGGATTCAGTCAAAAGTACCAAGGATACGCGGATTTAATTCCCGAGAGTAATTTTTTCCTCCAAGATGTACTCCTAGATGGCCTAGTTGACGGTTTTTCCGCCTCTAGTACGGCGTTAGTATTAGGGGATAGCTTTTCCGACGCGTTTCTTAACCCATTTTTAGAAGCCTCTGTTCCACAGCTAGTAGGAATGGCTATGGGCAAAGTTGACGAATTGGCCGACGGCCTAAATTTTGAAACCATAGAAGGGGAATTTAAAAAGTTACCCACCATAATACAGGACACTATTGCGGGAGGCATAAACGCCAAACTACAAGGACAAGATGTAACTGAAGGCATATTTTATGAGGCCGTTACCAACGCGATTATTACTTCTAAGACTGTATCTGGGGTACTAGAAACGCTAGACCCTGATGGCGTAAATTTTCTAACAGCCGATAATGAACTAAGCAATCAGATGCTGTCGTTTTTAACGGGCGGCGTGCAGAATGCCGTGGCCTCTGCGCTATCTGGGGGTACTGGAGAGGAAGCTGCCGCGCATCTTTTAGGTGCTTTAGAAGCTAATGGCGTTGCGGCCCTGTCAGATTTTTTCGACGAAAGTGCGCTAGGGAAAATGGTAGAAAAAGGGGTTGACTGGGTAGTAGACGCAGTAGACAGCGGAATTAGGTTTGCCGGAGATACATTTGCGGTAGGCGTTAAAATGATACAGGGTAGTTGGCAAGCGCATAAAGATGCTATAGATGCTTTGGAAGCTATGGCAACCCCGGAATTTTTAAACGCTTTAGAGGAGGCTAATGGTAAGCAAGATGAGATACTAGCGTTACACGAAAACGCAAATGAGTCTATAGCGGGCCAACAAGATTTAATGGGTGACGTTTATGCCCTGCAAGAAGGTGGCGAGTTTTTGAGTTACGCCACTGACGCTGAAATGAACGATCCAACTGGTGGGTGGCTGTACAGTAGTAGAGTGTACAAGAAATATGCTTACACTCAGGAGGAGTATGACGCTTACACACAAGAGAATGGCACAGCCCCACCGTATGAAGTAGGGCAAGAAGTGTACATGAAAGTTACGACAACATCTCGTGACGCAAAAGGTTTTTCGTATGACGATGAGGGGATTGAACAATGGAAAATCGACAACGCTGAATGGTACGACGCCAAATACCAAGAGTATGTCGATAGTGGGTTTGAAGCGTATGCCGGGCCAGAGGTAACGGCTAGTTTCATAATCAACTCATCCAGTAGACCGGCGAACATTGATAATGTAACAGAGGCCATATATGACGTTACAGGGCTAAGTGGCGTCGTGCTTGTAAACCCCCCGTCGGGCAGAGTAATGGGTTCAGGCGATAACTATTGGAACGCCCAACTATTAGGGAAGATAGGTATAGAAACGCGTAATAACCAAGTTAATCCTATAGGCCCCGGATATAACTCTAACGGCCCATCACTCGGGTACGGCTCTGACGCTTACATTGGTATAACAGAATCTAGTTTTGACCGGCTTAAAGAATACGCAGACGAGGTAGGCAACAACGCTGTCGCAGCGATAAATGATTTTGACAACGCTACGGCTGGGTACGACACATGGGCAGAAGACTGGAGTGCTAGAACAGGGTTTGACGCCACAGATATAACAACCTATAACGAACTATGGAATGATGTCGTAACTACCCAAGGAACTTTGGGCTTAGAGTCCGATAATTTCTGGAACAATTTTGATGACGACATAGAAAATATAAACGTAACTATCGCAGTCTCCATGGATGAAAATTTTGACTCCGACTGGTATTTTGAAAACTACAACATGGCAGAAACGGGGGGTAGTTTTACACGTTCAGAGGCAGCGCAACATTACCTTGCTGTTGGGTCTAAACAAAACTACTTTACCAACCAAGACGCCTATGTGTCGGCTATACAGACTGGAGCAATAACAGCGCTATCAAATCAGAATACTTTGGGTGGGCAAATACCGGCAGTATATAACCCTAAAGCTATACCTAAAGTAAGCGACGCTGCATACAACAACCAATCATTTGATTTAGCGGTTATAGTTAACGGTCTAGGGCTAGGTAACGCGGGGTTTGTCACCGACCAAGGTAGTATAGGAGCTACTAACGCGGGGTCTGCCGCTGTCCAAGTAAACCTAAACGTAAACAATGCCGATGTAGCGGCAGACATACTTCGTAGTCTTAATGCGGGGGGTTTTAGTGGTGTATCTACGGAAGACATAAATTATCTAATAAGTGGTAACGGCGCGCTTAACTACGGTTTGAGGGACATAGATGGTTCTTTAGAAAACTTGGAAAGGACTAAAGACACCCTACAAGCCTTAAATGGTAAGCAAAAACACAACGCAAATGGTTCTATAACTACTTGGAACTTTAGTCCTGATATAGCTTCCATAGACACTTTGTTAGACACGTACACTTCGTTTAATAACGACTCCGCCAAGGACTGGAACAACGCCGACACAGTGTTAGGCGACGGAGTTACTTGGGAAGATGTTGTAGACGGCAATACAACACAAACTTTTGACGTGGCTACAGGCACTTACGTTTTAGAATCTTCAATACCTACCAGTACTATGTGGGACAGTACAACAGGTTCTAAGGATGTAGCAGGTAACTCCCTAGAAAACCAAAGATACACAGACCCTAACGCGTACCTAAGTAATGTTAATTCTCTTTTTAGCGGTGATTTTGGCGCTACCATGGAAGAGATTGTAGTTTACGCGGACTCTAACAACGTTACGTATATACCTAGTGAAGTACGTGAGTTAGCAGCGGCGCGTGCAGAAGCCCTACAAAATGCGAAGGACGATGACTCTCTGTCTGAACAAGAAAGAAGAGAAGCCTTGTTTGGGCTTAACAATGAATACGCCACAGTTCTAAACGCTAGCGCAGCAGTAGTAAAGCAATATGCAGGTTTAAAAGGGTATTGGGAGCGACTGACAACAAGTGAGGGTGGGGCGGTAGACCCTGAACTCATGGCCCGCGCTGAAGCCTTAGAAACTATGGCTACCTCATATACTACGGCGGAGTTAAAAGCCGCTAGAGAAGACATGGATAGGTACATACAGAACTTTGACGAGTTCTTAAAAGACCCTGACACAGGAGAGTTTTTACGAGACGACCTAGGTAATAAAATACGCCGCGATTATTACGTCAACGAAGAAGGTTTAGAAGGCAAAGAATTACTAAGCGCACAAGCAAACAACTCTATGTTAATGGTACTTGGGTCGTATAAAGCTGCACCTACGTCGTTTATGTATGACATGTTGCTACAAGAGATACTTGAGTCGGCACCCGCCATAGCCGCTGGTACAGCATCAGGTTTAGCTTTGGGTGCTGCTTGGGGGAGGATACTTGGGCCTACCGGCACTGTGGTAGGTTCTGCGGTGGGCGCAGCAGGTGGGTTTGTTTATTCAACTGGCGCAAGAGCATACAACATAGCCAACAACTTAATGGCGAAAAAAGCGGCGTTAGGGATAGGTGCAGGTGTAGACGTAGCGTTTGCCATGGGCGCAGCTTATGAGGGTCAATCAGACCTCGTACGCCAACTAGTTACTGAGCAGTATAAGGCCATCGAAGAGTTAAGTTTTATAACTGATCCTCCTTCTATGGTTAGGAAGTATTCAGACGAGCAGATAGCGGAAATAGCCGATAGACAAGCCGCTACTGCGGGGCTTGAGAGTGCCACACGACAAGGGATCACATTATCGCTTCTTATGGGCATGGGTAAGCTAGCCGCTGAAGAAGCATTACTTGGCACGAACACAGGACAAAATAAAGTATTTAACAGTATGTGGGACGCCGCCTCTGACAGGGTAATTGACACCACAAAAATAGCGTTAAAAGAAGGTGCCACAGGCGGGGCAGACGAGGGCTTATTAGCGTTAGGCGATAATATATGGATAAACAAAAATGTAGATAAAGACTGGGGACTTAGCGAGTCAGCATTTGATGCTATGTGGGCGGGCATATTTATAGAGGGTACAATCGGCGCGGGTACCTCCCTTGTCGGTGCAGGCTCAGGTGTTTATATTAATACCAATTCAGAAGTCAATAAAGATTCAAACGGGCTTAATAACGACTTATCTGGAACTGGCGCATCTACCGTACTCATGTTTAACCCCCTTGTTAGCAACGCGATGGAACAAATAAAAAACAAGCAAAAGTTATTAGAGTGGGACGACGAAACAGCTTTAAACGCGGCAACAGGGTTTTTAGGTAGTATAGGGGTAGAGTACGATAATCCAGCGTACAGCGATTTCCTAAACGAAATTGACGATGCGGCTTACAATAGTTCTACTGAAGTGGCGGATCAATTTAAAATACTTGGGTATACTCCTACACAAGCGGAACTAGCTAATTTTACTGGGCTAAAAACTGACTTAAATATGCCGCTAACTACTGCGGTAACTCAGTATGCTGCCCCATACGTAATACTGGCAAGTGATGTAACCGCCGCTGCGCAAGCCGCAGGTCTACAGTACGCTACCCAAGCGGACATAAGAGCATTGTCTGGGGCGTTTGCTGCGGGGATTACCAAGGAAGACGCTATAGCCGGAATAACTACCCAGATACAGGAGGACAAATTTACTGGCGAAGAGTTTAAAGCGTATTTAGTTAGTGATCATGGGTTTACAGAAGGACAAGCGGAGGCTTACTACAACGCTAACAAAGCTGATATAGACAATAAGCTAACTCTAGGAACTTCCTCAGTTATACAAGAAGGGTTTGGTAATATATTTACCGACACGGGCCAATTTTTAGAGGACAACCCGGTAGCCCCACCACCACCTGAATTAACCGCAGAAGATTTAGCAATACAGCAGTTGGACGAAGTGCTATCTAATAAGAATACCGACGTTTATCGGACTTTCTTAAAAAGAATAAAAGATTCGCACGCGCCAGATGGTAGCCTTTATATTAACCGGACATTAAGTGGCGGATATTTAAGTTTAGATCACCTGCTACGAAGCGCATCCAACTTTGAGCTTACTAGAGCAGAAGTTGAAGAGTCGTTTGTACAACAGTTTGGTAACCTTGGCGTGTCCAGAGAAGACTCTGATTTTGACGCTCAAGTTGACGCCTACATGAGTGAACAGGGTATTACTTTAGGGACTAACTCCACGGCTTTTAGTCCGCAACCCACGCTCTTTCCATATATCTCGAATGATGATGTACTTAAAAATGCGGCGCAAAATAAGTGGGTAGCTACGCTCCAGAACATACTCGATGACGCTGGCGTAACTGACTTTGAAGTAACCGCAAGTAATGTAAATGCGTTTAAGGGCCGTACCAACCCTATAGAAGAGTTTACGACGTACGCAGAACAACAAAAAAGGAACCAAGATGCTCGTATAGAGGCTAGTACTACGCTTAGTAATGGTACTGCCCAAGCTGTTCTAATTACGCGATTCGGCATGTCAAACATGACATGGGACGCGGAGCAAGGTAAGAACGTACCTAACCAAGAAATGGCCGATATAATAGCCAGACACTTTGATGTAGGTGTAGGTGCTGAAGGCTCTGCCTTAGAAAGACTAAACGCAGGTATAGACGCGTACCGTACCGAGTTAATAGAAGATAAATACGGTATTACACCTACACCAGAACAGCTAGAGCGTTTACGTGATGCTACGACAACGCAGTGGATGAACGACCCAGAAATACTACAAGCTAGACGTGACCTTGCTGCCGCGAACAACGCGAAAACTCTTAGCCCAATGGAGTTAGCTTACTACTTATCAGATTTAGGTCTGAGCTACAACTCTGATGATGGCATATACCAAGCGATAATGGGTATGGGCTTTACCGGAGAAGGCGGAGCTACTTTTGATGCTGACCAACGTGCAGCTATAGCAACCGAAGTTACTAGGCTAAAAGAAGCATACGACGCAGAGAACGATGCTGCACAGCAACTTGCTGACACAAAACAAGCGTTTATCGACGCGGGGTACACACCTACTGACTCAGAAGTTGAACAGTTCTTAACTGACAACGCAGGGATTTCTGACTTTGTAGAGAACACCGTAAAACCTAGAGTAAAACAAGTATTCATTGATGCAGGATACGACCCTGATGCGGCTACTGTCGATGCGTACTTAAACAACACCGCAGGTATAGCTGGGTTTGTACAAGGTAAACGAGACGATACCGCAGCTCTGTTTGGTGACTACAACCCTAGCGAACAAGATATTACCGACTACCTAAACAACAATGCGGGTATAGCTGGGTTTGTACAAGATAAACGAAACGATACCGCAGCTCTGTTTGGTGACTACAACCCTACTCCACAAGAGGTTACCGACTACCTAAACAACAATGCAGGTATAGCTGGCTACTTAGCCCCTAGGCAGTACACACGTGACGAAGCTATAGCTGATTTAGAAACTGAGTTAGGTAGATCACTTACCCAAGAAGAAATAGACGATGGTGTTTACGACTCTTTCTTAGCCGGAGTAGTGCAGTTAGACGGTGATACAAGTGCTGATGCAACGGGTAAAACCCAAGTAGAAAGCGACATAACTAGCGCTGACGATGTTAAGTCGTACCTAGAAGGTTTAGACTACGATACTACGGGTTTATCCAACGAAGATTTACTTGCGTTTGCAGGTACAGGCTTAGGTATTGACCTAGGTACAGCTACGTCTGAGTACCAAACAGCTAATGAAACCATAACGCAACGAGATGCACGTTTAGCAGCAGAAGCAGCCGCAGCAGCGGAAGTACAAACTGTAAAAGATGCACTAGCAGCTACAGGCTTAACAATGCCTGCGGATTTTGACTACGCTGGATTCTACGCTAGAGCAGAAGAGCAACCTATTTGGGCTTGGGAAACGGGACTACCCTACGCAGTGGATGCGTATAAAAAGTCTAGGCAGTACACACGTGACGAAGCTATAGCTGATTTAGAAACTGAGTTAGGTAGATCACTTACCCAAGAAGAAATAGACGATGGTGTTTACGACTCTTTCTTAGCCGGAGTAGTGCAGTTAGACGGTGATACAAGTGCTGATGCAACGGGTAAAACCCAAGTAGAAAGCGACATAACTAGCGCTGACGATGTTAAGTCGTACCTAGAAGGTTTAGACTACGATACTACGGGTTTATCCAACGAAGATTTACTTGCGTTTGCAGGTACAGGCTTAGGTATTGACCTAGGTACAGCTACGTCTGAGTACCAAACAGCTAATGAAACCATAACGCAACGAGATGCACGTTTAGCAGCAGAAGCAGCCGCAGCAGCCGAGATAGCAGCTAAAACAACCGAAATTAATGCGGCTATGGACGATGCTAGCCAAGACGGTGGCGCGTATTCTGGTGTGGCATACGACGGTATAAGAGACTACTACTTATATAACGTGAAAGGTAAGCCACAGTACGATGCTTTAGACGAAGAGGGAAGAAAAGCATTAGTACAACGTGCCGTAGATGACAGACGTTATAGTGAAAGTGAGATAGCCGCTGATATAAGAACTGCGTTCCCAGCAGATGCAGACTTGTCTGTAGAAGACCTAAAAACTAAGTACGGTACGTTATTTACTAACTTGCAGACTGAAGGTAATTACGGGCACGAAGACAACCAAAGAATCGCGTTCGACGAAGGCACTATTACTCAGGACGAAGCTAACGCTTACTTTAGAGATGTTCTTGGGTACGGCGAGGGGTGGATACCTACTGGCAATATAGATAGCCGATTAGTTGGTGTGGGTGACGAATCTACAGTACTACCTACGGATCCAGCCAATCTAACTGGTAAAACACTAGACCTCTACAACGAAACTACTATTACTCAAGATGAAGTAATGGCAGCTATGATTACTAACCCAACGGACTTCGGGTTTGCAGATGCAGCGGCAGTAGGGCAGGCAATTTCTGAGGGGCTAGACCTCAGTGCGTACACAGGTAGGTATTGGCAGACGGGTGGCACAGGTACGGCTGAAACTTCTAAGAGTTTAGTTGATCGTTTAGATGACGCTACTGTAAGCCAAGACGAGATCGACGCATACCTAACAGGACAAGGTTACGACCCAGCCACTGCGGGTACATTCGATAGCAGCTTAGGTTTCGGTACAACCTCAGTAGAAGACATAACCTCTGGTTATCGTGGCGGCGTAGATGCAGATCGTGCAGAAGAAGCAGAAATACAACGACAAACAGCCGCTATAAACGCTGCGTTAGATGACGCTACCCAAGACGGTGGTGCGTATACTCCGGGCGACCGTCAAGGCTTTATAGACTGGTTTGTAAATAATAAAAACTTTGAAGGTAAAACAGCCGAGGAAATAAAAGCAACTATCTATGATGATATAGATAACAAACGCTACACCAGAAGTGAAGTAGCTGACGACCTACGCGCTGCGTTCCCAGCAGATGCAGGCTTGTCTGTAGAAGAATTAGAAGCTAAATACGCTGGAGCATTTGACCTAGTAAAAACAGGCGCATACGCTACAGAAAATGAGCAAAGAACCGCGTTCGGCGCTGCAACCACTACCGAAGCTGAGGCTAGGGCGTCTTTAGAAGCTACAGGTTTTGTTATACCCGAAGGCTTTGACTTCACTAACTTCACTGGGGTAATGGATGAGACACAGTTAGGTACTCAAATATCTACAGACCTAGCGCCTCTACAGTACACACGTGCTGACGCTGAAGCAGCTTTGGCTGCCGAGTTAGGTAGGACGCTTACTGCCGAGGACTTAACAACCTACAAAGATTACCTAGACGGTCTAGTAGACATGACCGGCGCTAGAACTAACGCGCAAGGTGATTTACAAGTACAAGGCGATATAACTAGCGAGCAGGAGGTACGAGACTACTTATCAGACTACACACTAGGTGAAGACTTTAGCTTTGATGGCTTAACAGGTTTAGGTGTTGATTTAGACACTGAGCTAGGCGACTTTAAGGCTGACAATAGAACCACGGCACAGAATCAGATTGCGGCAGACTTAGGCACTAAAGGGTGGGCAGATGCTTCTGATGCTGATATAGCTGCGGTCGAGAGTTTAGACTCCGCCGGACGTGACGCGTGGGTAGCTGAAAGGCAGTTTACTAGAGATCAAGCGATTACTGCATTATCTGCACAAGGTATAGACGCAAATCACCCGCAGTTCGAGAGCTTGATTACTCAGTTAGTAGTAGATAAAGGTGCAGCAGGTACACCTACTACGCAGGGTGAATTGGTAGACGACCCAGAAGACACATTAATAGATAAGTACATAATTACGCAAGATGAGATAGACACTGCGACGGGCGGCTACTCTTACTTTGACTTTACCCAAACACCTTTGGGCATAGAGCCGGGTGTTGCGGACGACACCACGTTAGCAGGTCTAGTACAAACTCACGTAGGGGACAACTACGTACAAGCAGATGCAGCACGTGAGGCGCTAAACGGTATAGCTGGTGTAGACGCATACGAGCAAGATGGCGATGGTGCTTACGTCATAACTGACGACCAACTTGTTGGTATGGGGCTTGCTGGGCAGTACGACCCGACAACCCTAGGTAGCAAAGTAGACGCTGCCACTACTACAGAGGAAGAAGTACGTGCCGCATTTGGGGAGAACTATGACCCTACGGATGCAGAGATAGCACGTTACATGGGTCTTCTGCCTGATGGTGACATAGGTACTACTATACCAGCGTACGTAGCTGGCCGAATGGACACGTTAGTGAGCGACGTAGGAGATTTAGCCCTTACTGTTGGCCAACTACAAGACCAATTAAATGGCGCTTTAGCCGAAGGTGGTTCGTTAGACCAAGCAGTATCTAAAGTAGCTGATGACCTTGGTATAGCCGAAGATGCGTTACTCAAACTAATTGGCGATAACTCTACTAAGTTCGATGACCTAGAGACAGCGTTCGGTACACAAGCAACAGATGACCAAGAAGCAACTGGTATCTGGGCTAACATAGCTGGCTTAGAGGGTGACGTAAGTGATTTACAAGACGCGTTCGGTACGCAGGGTGTAGTTGACGACCCTAATACGTTAGACATTGACGAGTCTTCACCTGCAACGGGCGTCTACGGTATCATCGACCAGATAGCTAACGGGTCTTTGGATAACGAAGATGCTATTGCCGCGCTAGAAGCAGTTATCGGTGAGCCTGCTACGTACGCCGAGGATGGCACTACTGTCCTCACACCTGCAACTGGGGTATACGCTCAGTCAGGAGAAGGTGTTAACGATGACGTACTACAAGCTATAAATGCTGTGTACGACTACGTAGGGAATATGGACACGGTAGGCTCTGCGGAGTTGGAGGCAATCGGTGCTGTAGTAGGCAAACCTGCCCAAGAGGTAACTCAAGAAGATATAGACGCCGTTACCTCTTTAGTACAGGGCACTACGGTTGACCCAGAAACAGGAGTAGTATCTCTTTATGACGCTAAATACGACGTAAACAATGACGGTATAGTAGATACTAGAGATCAAGACCTGCTAACTGCGGTACAGGAAGGAGATTACTCGGTATATGGTGGGGAATTAGCTACGGATTCGCTGTTTTCTAACACTGGATTTTATGATATATTCGACGAAACTAGGTATGATACGGAAATACAGCGCAAACAAGACCAAGATATACAAAACGAAATAAATGAAGAAATAAACAACAACATAAATATCAACACAAACATTTTCTTAGACGCGCAGAAAAAAGCAGAGGAAGAGGCAGATAAACAAGAATACGCCCGTTTAATGCAGCAAGTACAGGCTATGAGCCAAGTTAGCGTAGAAACTCCTCAAGAGCTTGCGAACATTGAGTATATGTATGATGTATATGGTGATAGTCCTTTTGCTAATGATCAGCAACGGGGGCTGTATCAAAGTCCTTACGCTAGAGCGAAACAGGATGAAATGGCGACACAACAACTTCCTCTTAGAGCCGCTGCCGAAGGCGGGCTGATTGAGGATGAAACCGACGAATTAATGAAACTATTAGGTATATAATCATGGCCGAAACAGATACAACTGACGCAGGTTGGTGGGAAAATACAAAAGACAAAGTAGGGACATGGCTAGGTTCAGAAGAAGGCTCGAACGCTAAAGCTCTGGCCGCTTCGTACTTTATAAACAAATCTGGGTTTACTGACGAAGAGATTAAGCGTTCAGGATACCAAGGGTCTGTGCCTGATTACAAAAAAATTATGGAGCGGGTTAACTACACCGATGCGCAAGATCGTGGTGCTGTTAGTCCCGGCGCAATGGGTAGACGCTACTTTTCTGACACTCGGTACCTTAGAAACGCAGGTGGGGCTAGTGGTATTGAGTCTACCCCTCAAAAATTGTACGAAGACGATACAACTATATACACAAAACCCACCATAGACTATGCAGGTGGGCAAATAGCTAAAGAAGACCAAGACGCGAATCTAACTTACACCGAAGAAGGGTACTTATCTACTCCCGGCGAAAACCCGCAAGTGTATGGTAATAACTACACGGACGAGGGTCGGGCTATAGAAACTATGGCCCAAGACTACTCTAACCAAGACATAGCTTCGGGTATCGCAGCAAACCAAGCTAGAGGGTTTTCTGCGGGCTACAGCCCTTATATGGCTGCCGGTGGTAAGGTTAGCAAGTACAACATGGGCGGCATGGCCGCTTCCCCTTATACCAAAAAAGAAGAAGATTCTGCCAACTTTAACATGGGCGGCGGAGTACAGCAGTTAGCTGGTGGTCGTTATCTAAACGGTATGACAGACGGCATGGCTGACGAAGTACCTTCTAATATAGATGGAGTACAACCCGCTGCCTTGAGTGACGGCGAGTTTGTTATTCCTGCGGATGTTGTAAGCCACCTAGGTAACGGTAGCTCTAATGCAGGCGCTAACGTGTTAAACGATATGATGTCTAATGTACGGGAAACCCGTACGGGTAACCCAAAACAAGGCAAAGAAATTGATGCTAAAAAAGTTTTGGCTCAAGGTGGTATAGCTAACGCATATGCACATGGCGGAAAAGTCCAGAAGTTTGTAGAGGGTGACCTAGTTGAGGCTACAGCTTTTGACGGGATGAACGATTTTAGCGCTGACTCTAATTTAGCTGCCGAGCCTGTTAATATAGACCCAATGAACAACGCTACTACTGACAACGCTACTACTGACAACGCTACTACTGACAACGCTACTCAGGGGACTGACTCAACTATTAATGTTACCGATACTTCTGGGCTAGGTAAGCAGACAGGCGCGGAATCGTCTCTATCCAACTGGGTAGGTGATACTGTTACTGGCATGATTGGTAGAGGCGAAGCCCTAGTAGAGGATGGCTACCAAGCCTATACCGGCCCGCTAACCGCTGGCATTAACGCCAACCAACAAGCTGCATTTGACGCTGGCGCTAACATAGATACCTCTGGCGCAGGGTTAGGCTCGTTTGGTAATTTAGCTCAAACAACTACTTATAACCCAGACGGCTCTGTAAATCAAGCAGGTAGGGATCAGTACATGAATCCTTACCTCCAAGGCTCTCTTGACCCACAGCTACGTGTAGCACAAGAAGAAGCTGCTAGGCAGATGGCTGAACAGAACGTACGTGCAGCGCAGTCGGGATCATTCGGCGGCTCTCGAAACGCTATTATGAATGCTATGCTCCAACGAGATTCGGCGCAGCAGCAGGCTGATATTACAGCGCAAGGGTACAACACCGCGTTTGATAACGCGCAGAAGTCTTTCGGAGAAGACCGCCAGTTCGGTTTGGATGCTTTACAGCGCCAGTCTGACCTAGGTGCGACAGAGCGTGACATTTACTCTGAGTCTGTAGCTGCGGCGAAAGACCAGTTTGAAGAAGAGCGTGACTTTGATTGGAACGCTAATCAGTATATTAGCTCGTTACTACAGGGCTTACCTGTAGAGGCGCAGAATTATAATTATTCTCAGCCTAGTGACTACGCGGATATTACCAGTATGTTCAAAGCACTGGGTGGCACAGGTGGCCCCGCTGATGTACTTACCGGACTGATTGACGCTGGTACTGAATACGGGGCGGATAAAATTAAAAATTTCTGGGAAACGACGTTTGGCGGGAGTGATCAAACAGAGCCGGATGCAGGTGATACATCGGCTAACGAATACACTAATCTTGATAACGTAGCGTAAATACAACTAATACATAGGGCAGCCCAATGGCATACACAGGTAACGGCATAGCAGGAATGTTAGACACAGTGGATAAAACCGCAGGTGTTTACGCGGGTAACCCCGGCAAACTTAAACAGGCTATGGGTAAACAACCTAACATGGGGAATATCCCTAGTGACCTGATTGACGCTCTAGCGTTACAAAAAATCACTAGCGAAAAAGAAGCTGCCAAGAACCAGATGGTGCTGGCGCAGCAGCAGAACCCTAAAACTATTGTTGACCAGTTAGAAGAGAAGGCAACTGCTCTTACTAAGAACGAGGTTACTGGCCAAGTTGGGGAGGTGCTGCAACAGAATCAACAGAAAAGAGAGAAAGCCCAACAGAAAATGCTTTCTCAGGCTACTAAGCCACAGGGAGCTGGTATCGGTAATCTGTTAGGCGGAGCACCACAAGGTGGAGCACCACAAGGCCGACCAATGCCACAAGGCCGACCAATGCCACAAGGTAATCCTATGCAGGGTGGGGTAGCTGCGGCTGCCGGTGGACTTATGCGTGCGCAGTTTAAAAAAGGCGGTGATGTAGATGCGAGAAAGTTCTCTGTGGAAGGTAATATCGCGCAAATAGAAAAGTATGCGGAATCACAGGGTGGCAAGTTAAGCCAACAAGTTATGCAAAGTATGGCGGCGGCTTCTAAGAACAACAAAGCAATAGTAGACTTCTTAAAGACTAAGTATGGTTTTGATGGTTTTGCCGCTGGGGCAGAAGACCTATATGGCAGACCCCGAATACCCTCGGCGGATAACGCGGCAATAAACGAACGACTCCGCGCTGAAAATGTAGACCCAAATGCTCGTACTGCGAGTACTGCCGTTGATGCGTTTATGAACTACGGTTCTGGGCCACTAGTCGATAAGGAAGGTGGTGGTAAGCGGTACATGACACAAGAAGAACGTGTCGCTAAACAGGAAAACGAGGCTGGATTAGAAAAGGCAATAGCTGATGAAGACGTTCAGTTTGGCTTAGAGGATGACTTAGAAAGGTTAATGGCTGATGAAGACGCCCAGTTTGCCGCTGACGATACCGCTGGTATTGACGCCCAAGTACAAGGTGTCATAGAAGGCGGAGCTAATCCTTACGCTAAGGTCGATGCAGCTTTGGCCGCTGCAAAAGGTAACGCAGGTGAGTCCGCTGGGGAACTAGAGCTAGGTTCGACAGCACAAGACCAAACAAAGAAAAACTTACAAGGGCTTGGGGCGCTTAAAGAAGATGGTACAGTTAATCCTCAACCATTTAAAACTGAGCAAGAAGCTGCGCGTGCAGACTCTGATATATACTATAAAAGACAGGCGAATGAAGACGCCTATAAAACAGATATGGAAACACGTAAGAAATTTTACGGGGAATACGATCCAGAAGCAGATAAAGAGAGACAATCCGAAGCCTTCGCTGCGTATGTAGGTAGGGGTAAAGGGGGCGCTGCTCAGGGACTACAAGCCCAAATGCAAGTAAGAAACGCGCAATCCAAAGCCAGAGAAAAACAAATGCTTGGGCTTGAATCATTAGGGCAAAAAGGTAGAGAGCAGGATCGTCTAATAGCTGATAAAGGTATGAGCCGGTACGAAAGCATAGGCTCGAACGGCACTTCAATACTAAATGCGGCTGTTCAGGGCTTTTCTGTTGCATCACAACAAGACATGGTAAAAGCGCGAGAAGACCTTGACCGAAAAGATAAGTCCATAGCTAGAAAAATGGAGGCTAACCTAGCGGAAGCCGAATTGGAAATGGAGAAAATAATTGCGGCAGGCGAGGCTGGAGCCACCCAAAGAAAAGATATACTATCCCTTATCGTTACCGCTGAAGGAAACATTCTTAAAGCTAAAGAAGAAATATTTAAAGCCTACGAGGCACAAATAAGTATGGCACAACAGCAAGGAAAGGATACGGCACCGCTAATAGATATAAGAGATAAAGCGGTTGATGGTGTTGTAGCTGGGTATTCGGGTGTAATTGCTAAAATGAACGAGATGGCTGGAGTAAACCGACCAAACCTTAGCGGCTCCCCTTACAGTGACAGTGCAGATGTGAACAGTATAGTCGGCGATAAACTTAAAACAAAACAGTAGAGAGTACTTATGGCAAGTAGAGCGGATATTGAAGCGGCCCTAGAAGTATCAGATCGACAAGGGGATAAACGCTCTTCAGACATGTTACGAGTAGCATTGTTTGAGTTAGACGGAGCACCTAGAACCTCTGTTGAAGAGTATAAAGCTCGCTTAGCTATGGGGCCAAGGCAAGAAGAATCCGGCGTATTAGGTAACCTAGCTAAAGGTTTTGGCGCAGGTGCTGTTGGGACTATCGAATCTGCCGCTTTAGGCTTAGCTACTGTTCTTGAAGAAGAAGACGAACTAAAAGCCCGCGAAAAGATACAGCGTGTGGCCGATAGATTTACTCCTGAAGGTGGAGACAAAGATTCTATTACCTACAACGTAGGTTCAGGGCTTGGCTCTATTCTTGGTACAGGTGCAGCTACGTTAGCAGGTGGCGCAATCGCTGGCCCTGTAGGTGCAGTTACCGCAGGTACCGCAGCAGGTGTTGGTGTTCAAGTCGGTGAAGCAAGTGAACGTGCCCGCGAAGCAGGCGTATCAGAAAAAGAACGTAACCGTGCAATAACTAATCCAATGATTATCGGTGCGGGTTTACTAGAAACCATCCCCTACCTAAAAGCTGTCGGCAAATTTAGTAAGCCCACCGCCAATAAACTAAGCAAAATGCTTGGTGGCGACAAAGAACTCAAAGGTCTACTTGACCGAGCTAGAAGCGCCGGAACTACTGGTGGTGTGGAAGCCCTCCAAGAACTTGCCCAGAACACTGCACAAAACTTAGTCGAGCAAGGCTACAACCCAGACAGAGAACTCGCTGAAGGTGCCGCTGCGTCTGCCGGATATGGCGGTGCAACAGGTGCTATCTACCAACTACTTATAGATGTACTTCCGGGGAGACGAAGAGGTGCTACGCCACAACGTGATGAGACAGGCCCAGAGTCAGAGGCGGATGTACAAGATGTCCCAGAAGAAATTAGCGAAGAAGACATCGAACGAGAGCAAGGCGAACTGTTTGGTGAAGACGGGCAAGGAGAGTTGTTTCCACAAACCAGTTTAGACAGGCGCAACGCTGAGGCGAGAAGAGAAGATGAAGCTAGTGGCAAAATTACATCGACTGACGCTAGGCTAAAGGACGAGGCAGAGACAAAAGAAATTGAAGACATGTTCGCAGAGGATGAGCGGGCTAAGAAACAAGTAGATATAGACGAAGTAATAGACAAGGATAAGAAAGACGAAGCAGCCGCAGAAAAAGACAAGGTAGCAAAACAAGAAGCTGCACGTGCAGACGATGCGGAAACAAAAGAGATTGAATCGTTATTGGCGGAAGATGCAGGTGTAGAGGCTGAGGCCACTGCCGAAGAAGCACTTAAAGAACTACCTAAAACCGACAGACGAGTGCAAGAAGGGCGAGAGAAAAGAGCCGCCGAAACACGTGAGCGTATACTTAACAAAGTCCTAGATGAGTCTGTGGACATTAAAGGGTTCGCTAACCCCCAAAAAGCTATAGAAGCTAGATACCATAGAGCATTGAAGGCGGAAAAGGTAGCTAAAAGTTTTGCTACAAAAGCGGAAAGCGCTACTATAGCCACTGAAGTTAAGAAAACTAAAAAACTACAACAAACTTCGGGCGACCCCCTAGCGACAGGAGACACAGCACGTGGAGCTACTAACGCAAAGCAACAACCTAAGAATGCTACAGCAGAACGAAGTGGAGCTAGCGTTTTCAGTAATCCAGCAAGTGTGGAACAAAGACGGGAGCCAGTTCAAAACCCCACCGCAGCTAAGGCACCTACAGCTAGAGGAGTGGAAGTGTCTGATGGAGTCGTTAATACGCTTGTTGGTGGAGAAGGAGACGTCAATCCTACACTAACACCTACACCTCTGGATACAAACGTGGTCGCCCCGGGAGTAACTACAAGAGGTACTACACCTCAACCTGTTACTGTAAGTAAAGATATACCTACATTAAAACAAACTAAAGCTAAAGCTAAAGCTAAAGCTAAAGCTAAAGCTAAGCCCAAAGCTAAGCCCAAAGCTAAGACTAAGGCTAAACGCAAAGCTAAAGAAGTAGCTCCTCTAAGTCCTGCCGCAGCGCGGATGGAAGAGATTCGTAGGACTGGCTACGTTGACGAAGTGCCTGATAGTAAAAACCCTGTAACAGATGCAGACAGGAAAGCGGTTAAAGCCAGTGAAAATAAAAAGGTAGCTACCTACTTTGGTAACGCGCCTGACCCAGTTGATGGGATTCTAAATGCCGTTAGCGACATTGTGTTGGGAATTCCAGCTACTAGCGTGGCGGCAAATGACAGCTTAGACCCCGATGTTAGAGCGCAACTAAAAAACCGAAGTGCGGATAACGCTACTGAGGCGTTAGCAGAGGTTAAGAAAATCGTGTCCCCAGAAGTCGGTAAGTTTATCGACAAGAAGTTAGCGGAGAAACGAAAAGAGATTAAAGAAAAGCCTCCTACCACCAAGGATAAGGCAGATGATCTTACAGAAGAACGGCAGAGAAGTCGTCAACGTACGTTAGACAAAAAAGAAGCCCTAGAAGACGTACTTGACCAAGCGCAGTTTGAAAAGGCGGAGAAAGAATTACTCAAGCAACTAAACGAGGGTGTAGACAAAGATAAGCAACAGAAGACTGTAGCGGCTAAACAAGTCGTGAAGTACATGCAGATGACTGACCGCTATAAAAAGTTTGCTACCCTACCTCCTAAACCTAAGAAAAGTAAGGTGCAGAAAGAAGTAGATGAAGTAGTAGCCACGCTAGAAGAGATAGAAGTCTACGACGAAATGAACTCCTTTACTGAGGAAGAAATAGGTTTAGACCTGAACGTGGACGGCCTTCCTTACACAAGTAAAGACATTAAAGCACTGGGTATAGACTTGAGTCCTGAGATACTTGCGTTACTTAGGTCGGGCAAGTTAAAAGAAGCATTGGAAAAAATAACGGCACTACCTAAAGTGACCCCACGAGTAAGGCAAACTGCCAAAAAGTTAGCCGAGTACATAGGGGACACTAAAGTATTCGTTGCAGATGGTAGCGTTAGGAACAACTTATACAAGGCATTTAAAGCCAGACAAAAAGTAGACGTTGAAAGGTATGGCGAGGGCGCTAAAACTTTAGGGCTGTTTGTAAATACTGACTCCTTTGGGGGGATAGACAACACTATTATTCTTGACCCAGAAGGACTTACTGTACACACGTTGTTACACGAGATGACCCATGCTGCAACATACGAAACAATTATAAACAAGAAAGGTAGCCCAGCGGTTAAGCAGTTGGAGGCGTTGTATAAAGAAGTTAAAGACAAACTACCTACAGCTTACGGTAGTGAAAGCCTACTTGAGTTTGTAGCCGAGGCATTTAGCAACCCGAGTTTCCAGAGTGACCTGTCTAAGATATACACTAAGAAAGACTTAACGCTTAGTGCGTGGCAACGTTTTGCTAACGTAGTGAAAAGATTACTTGACAGTATTCTTGGGCAATCTACTCGCGCTGTATACAGAGGTAAGTTAAGTGACAGCGAAAACGCTTTAAATACAACTGATGCCCTTATCTTACAGATACTACAACCCTCCAAAAATTCTGGTACTGGAGTAACTCTAGCGCACATGTCTACTAAGGAAGGCGTGCAAGAAACAATGAGTAACATGGATAAGATACAGAAAGCCTTTAAGCCCATGACTAAGGCTGATGGTTCTAGGTTTGGTGATAGCGCGATAGATTTTATTACGGGTAGCCCTCGTAAGATGGGTTCGTACTTATTAGAACTCGCCCCTATGTTAGCTATGGTAGACATAGCCACCAGTGCTAACGCTAAGCTAGGTAAACTGTCCAAACAGTTACATGACGCTTTCTTGAAGCAGCGTGCAGCCATACGAGAATCAGATAACGATCTTAACGTAATTAAAGGTGAGTTCGCTAAGTGGGCTGATAAACAAAGTGAAGAGGTGATAACTCGTTTTAATGACGTTGTGTTTAGCTCCACAACTAACCAGATTGACGTCGCTGAAAAGAAAGCAAGTGACTATAAAGACGACGATGTTATCGAGTTTAAAGGGCGAGAGATGAGTTCTCGAGAAGCCTACAACATACTTAAAAAAGAGTGGGACGCACTTGGCCCAGACGGGCAGAAAGTCTACAACGATATGCGTCAGGCTTACAGAAACCAATTCGCTAGGCTAAAAGAAGCTATCTTTGGTGACATAGATAAAGCTAGCACCGATGCGAAATCGGCGAAGCAAGTGAAGAGCTTACTGACCAAACGCCTGTTTGAGAAAACTGAGCTAGGAGTTTACTTCCCACTACTACGTGAGGGTAACTTTAAGCTAGTGTATGAGTTAAAGGCTGACCGTAAGAGCGAGAGAGATCAGGCGCAAGTAGAGATGTTTACTACTAATGCCCACATGCAGCGTAGAATTAAGGAGTTGGAAAACGACCCCGAAGTAGTACAGCAAAAAGTGTTTACGTATGAAACCGGTAAGGGTTCTATAAGCACTACGGGAGTCGTGCCTCCTACAGCTTTTGTCAACACTATACTTACGCAGTTAGATTTAGCTGGAGTAGACAAAGAAGTATCTGCGAACATACTTGAGCTGTACATAGATTCGCTACCAGAATCAGCTTTCGCCAAGTCTATCCGAAAACGTAAGAACCGCGAAGGGTATATCCCTGATGCCCTATATACGTTTAATAGAAAGGCGTACGACATGGGCAGGCAAATCGCCCGTCTAAGTAACACCTCTAACTTAATAGCCTTACAAAGTGAGATGAACGAGTTTGCTAAGTTAGAAGAGTCGGCTATGCAGGAAGACCCTAAACGTAAGGGTAAGGTAAATGCTTTTTCTGACATCGTAAACCAACTCAACATGCGCGCTAACTACGCTAGAAACCCTAAGACTGAGTACCAAACGCAAGCGCAAGCAGCTAACCGTTTTGCATTTATGTACACGATAGGGTTTAACGCCTCGTCTGCGATAGTCAACATGTCACAGATACCTCTATTTGTCATGCCTTACCTAAGTGCAGAGTACGGTATCGGTAATACAGGCAGGGCTATAAAAGACGCAGGTAAACTTATTACTGCGAGTAGTTCGGTGCTAACAAAAGACGGTAAGAAGCTAGGTAAGTCTTTAAAGCGTAAAATTAACCGCAAAGATGACATTACAGAAGATATAGAGTTTGAAGGTAAAGCTAGCTTAGAGAACTACTTTATTGCTAGGTACGATAAGGCTACTAACTCGCATGTGTACGACCTTCGTGACGACATAGAGTTCCCCAATGCCGAAGTTAAAGCGATGGTGGAATCAATACAGCCATTAGTACAGGCTGCGGCAGACGCTAACCAACTAGATCAGTCTGTTATAGGCTCAGAGATTAACGTTGACCAGTCGGGGCAGCAGCGTGGCCTTTCAGACAGCGCTACTCGAATGGGTGCATGGGGCTTCCATAACGTGGAGAACTACAACCGACAAGTTACGTTAGCTACCACCTACTTACTGGCGTTACGTAAGTTAGAGGCGGATAAAGAAAGATCAGCTACGATAGAGGAAAAGCAAGCCTTAGCGGATAAAGCACTAACCAAGACACAAGAACTTAATGGTGGCTCAGTTAAGGAAACAGGCGCTAGACTAGCGCAAACTGACCTAGGTAGTGTAGCGTTGATGTACAAAAACTTCGGTTTAACTATGTACTACAACATGTTTAAGTCCGCCTACGTAGCGTACTCTGACCCGGAACAGCGTAAAGTAGCAATTAAGCAGTTGGCTGGCGTGCATCTTACCTCGTTGTTTTTTGCAGGCGTTCAGGGCATACCGCTATACGGCGCAGTTAAGCTAGTAGCTAACATGTTTATGGATGACGAAGAGGAAGATTGGGACTCGTACGTACGTAGGCATATAGGTGAAGGTTGGTACAAAGGTGCGATCACTAAGTACTCAGGTACAGACGTATCTAAACGTGTTTCCCTTGGGCAGTTATTAATACAAACTAACCGCTACAACCCAGAGGCTTCGACAGAGGAAGAGATATTCTTCTACCTTGGTGGCCCTGCATGGAGTACGTTCGCAGGTTTTGCTCGTGGTGTTACTGACTTAGGTCGGGGTAATTTAGAGCGTGGTATAGAGGGTATGTTACCTGCGGCATTCCGTAACCTTAACAGGGGTCTTAATAGGTACAACCGTGAAGGCGCACTAACACGTAGAGGCGACGTTATATACGATGACTTCAGTGCAGGTGAGCTTGCGGGACAGGTGTTAGGTTTCGCCCCTAGAGACTACGCGTTTAATCAAGAACAAAACATGATGAGTAAAGGCATTGAGCGCAGCATTGCCGACAAACGTTCTGACTTGTTAAGTAAGTATTACACCGCAGTTCGTAAGGGTGATTGGCCTCGTGTGCGAGAAATATCCGAAGATATGTCGGACTTTAACAACCGCCACGCTCCTACGTACGGCAAGAAGATATTCATAAGCGGTAAAACGATTAAGAACTCTATGAAGCGTCACCAAGAGCAGTCCCTTAGAATGAACAACGGCGTATCTTTAAACCCTGCATTGCGTGATGGGCTAGAGATACAAAGAGCAGAGTGGGATAAAGGTTGGCAGTTGTACTAAAACTACGCTACACCAGTGGAGGGGGGGCTGATGTAACGTAGAGTACTTTCTAGGAGAATGATTCTGGACTTCAGTGAACGCCAATGAACGCCAGTGAACACCAAAATCAACGCCAATGTATCATAAAGTCCGCCAAATGCGAACCCCTAAAAGGCCGCTTTCTTCGCGGGTTTTGGTGGTAGTAGACCACCCTTTACTATGCGTGTATGTAGCCAGTTGGCGCTTAGCTAGTACAGTATTTATACAGGGGATAAACAAGGATGAACCTATTACAAAGGCATCCCAGTTTACCTCCACCTTTACCCCGTCAGGGTTAAGATCGTACGTTCGCAGGATGTAATTCACTAAGCATAACCTCTTCAGGTACATTAGCGTCACAATCGACAATAATACAATCTGCCGGTGGTAACTGCATCTGGGTACCTTTCGTGATGCGTACCTTTTTCTTCTTAGCGCCTAGCTTGTCTTTCAAGTCTTGCACTAACTGCGTGTAGTTTATTTGTTGCTTACCACACCATTCCTTTAAGGGTTTAGGTAGTAGGTATGCCCGCTTCAAGTCAGTCTCGTACCTACCAACCAACTTGTTAGCACGTGGCATCATGTCAGGAATAACTAGGGAATCTAATCCGTTATTTTGTTCCCCACCTGATCTGGCAGTACTCTTAATCCAAATCATGCTGTTGAAGTGCTCACTCATGTAATCGTTTAACATTTGTTCTATAGATACAGACATATCTTCCACCGTTGCTTTGTTTACCCGTAGCTGGTTTATTATCCACTTCTCTACCGATGGTAGATCGAAGCTAGTCAGCTTTAAATTATTTGATATATGCAACCCTGCTAGAGTCATAGCGGCATGTACCGACCAGAATCGGTTTTCCGCTGTTAGCCCTGCTAGCCTATCTACACGAGCCTGCATATCCGCGCATATCTGCTTAACTTCTTCTACGTTGTTCATTACGTACTGTACAAACGGTACGCCCGCCCACCCGTAGTGTTCCGTTAATGACTTACTAAATACATCCGTCTCTTCCTTGGTACTAAAGTGTACTTTCTTGACGTGGCATTCGAGCACCCTCTGTGCCTCAGCTTTCGGCATATTCTTTATCATACTGATACGCTCGATAAGGCTAGTGTTCCCCGTAGTAACCGCGAGTAACTGCCAAGCCTCACCTCTGTGGCGTTCTTGGTTAGCCCCGCTGGTCATACGCCCACGCTGCCTGCCCGACGTTAATTGGTATGCTAGGTCTGACAACTCCGTACCGTGTGAGTTAGTTAACTCATCCATGTACAAGGGTAAGTTATGGTACATCTCTCCCCTGTTCATTTTGGTAGCATAAGTGTCCCGCTCTTGGATTAGCAACTCTTCTGGGTTCCCCCATATAGATGCCCCCGCAATCATGGCGGTCGTCTTACCTAGCCCAGACTCTTTACTGTGTATGTGCATGGCGGCGCAATGCAGCGACGAGAATGGCATGAGTACAGAGCCAAACCCTGTACCTAGTATGTATTGGTGTAACTCCATACCATCACGGTTATAAAAGTTAACCGTATCTATCCAGCCCTGTAGGTCGCCTTTAGGCTCGAACGCTGGGAACAAACCTGCGGTCTGCGATGATGGTGGGTTAAACTTCACCTTGTCGGCGTGTATCTCTTGGTTACCCAAGATAAACTTATCCATCTTCTTGTTTGTCCAACCAAACTGCCGGTGCGCTTCATCGGCTGCGCTTGCGTTCTGTAGTTCATTTATCCACGTTGTCGTGTATTGCATGAGTTCCTCCACCTTAGTTACTGCGACTCCTCGCATAGACATTTGCTTTCTAAACTCTTCTCTTGACGTCACCGAAGTGAGCGGCACGGTAAATTCTGATACCCCATCCATAGGTAGGTGTAGGCGCATTACAATGGCCTCGCCTAACTCTACATCCTTTAACCTGCGAACAACGTACAGGTCGTTGTGGTATATGGTCTTCTCATCTACGTCACCATCAGCATTTTTAAGGCGCATGTATACGCCACCGTTCGCCCCACGGAAGTAAGGCTTTGGGTATGTCGGTATAACGTATTCTAGTACAGGTGCGTTGGGTAGTTCTGTAGCCGGTGCGTACACCACCTCTTCTTCTGTGGCTTCTTTAAACTTCTTACCTAGTGTCACTGGTGATTTTATCTTGCCCCAATTGGGACAGTCAGGGCATACGCCCGCGTTGTTCTCGTCGAACGTAGTACAAGTGTACGGCCCTTTGATAAGGTCGAACTTGGCTTGTGTGAGGTCTGGACTATACCCCTCGTGCCCTTTAGATATTTTGTGCGCTGCTATCTCGCCATCGTTGCAGAACTTAGCGATAGACAAGCCCGCTCGCCACATAGGTTCGCTAGTGCTGTCTTGATCGGTAGCGATGATCTTTAGCTGCTCACAACCCCGACCCGCTTTTGTTTTCATCATGATGTCTTTAAAGCTATTCTCGTTGTTACGTCTCATAGCCTCAGTGAACAAACTAATTGTCCCATCGTCTTCGGCAGGCACTACAATGCTCGCCATACCGATTACTTTGGCGAAGTCTTCTACTGATACAGGATCGCTATCGCACAACACGTTGACCTGTACCTTGGAATCGCCTTTCCAATTGTGCATGGATGGTATACGTAAAACTCTAGCTGCGTCAGATGTTACCGCTGAATCAGCGCGTAGCCCCATACTTGATACCAGTCCCTTGAACTTAGCAGCAACTACTTGCCACTTACGTACAGGCACAGGCTCAGACAATGGCCAGTACACATGTAAGCCGTAACCAGAGTCCACTATAATAGGTTTTGGTAGAGAAACTTCTTTACAGAAAGTCTTTAACGCGGCCATAGCTTCTGGCCTAGTAGCATACTTCTTAACGTCATCCCCTATGTCCAGATCAAGAAAGAACGCTTGCACATTCTCCACTAGGTCTGCACTGCGTGAGCCTTTACTGGCAAACGATCCTAGCGCGTAGAACGTATCCCACCCATCAGCATCGTAGTCGGTAGCGCTGGCTACCAAGGATTCTTTATCTTTGAAGAATATCTGTTTGCGGTCTTCCCACTGTTTGCCACCATTGCGTAAAGCCAATAGACAGTAGAAGTTCCCCTCCGCTAATACCTTTTCTAAAAATTCACTCGCATTCATATAACCCCCCAACCGAAAAAATACTACAAGGCGCTAGTGTAAGCCGCCCTGTAGCCAAGTTAACAAACGGTTAAAGGTTATTCGTCGTCCCAATCATCAATGATAGAGCTAAGGTCTTCGTCTTTGGCCTTTGGGGCTGGAGCAGCTTTCTTCTTAACTACTTTTTTCGGCGTAGATTCTGGCTCAGTAGGCGCAGGTTCGTCGTCGCCAAACACATCAGCGGTTGTTTCTTCCATAGACTCTTGGCTAACTGCCGCTGCTGGGGCGAAAGGGTTATCGTCACCACCCATAGTGAAGCCCTCAACTGCACCGAATGGGTTAGACTTCTGCTGCTCTACATACTTGATAACCTGTACAGCTTTCAAGCGTAGTGATACGCCGTGGTCACGCATGTTATATGGTACGAATATAACTGCTACGTTAACCGTACTACCTGTAGTCAACCTAAAGTCATCTGGTAACTCAGTACCTTTAGCGTCACATTGCATGGGCTTATTAGTCAGCTCTGCGCCGTACGCGCCTTTCAGTTTAGCTTTACCTACGTAGAAACCGTCTTCGTCTTTAACGAATGGCATCTCTAACTTGGCAGGCCACTTGGCTTCTTTCTTTTCTTGGTACGCTTTAGACATTTCAAGGAACAACGCCTTGGCTTGGTCTTTGTTCATACGGAATGACATCTCGTATGACGCGCCATCTTCGTTCGGGTCACAAGATACCGAACGGTTCTCGGTATTGTCAAAACGATACGTCTGGTTGATACGTGGGTATAGTGCTTCTACATTGTTTACTAAGTACATGCTCATTCTCCTAAGAATGGTTTGGGTTATGTTCGTACCCGTCAGTAATTCCAAAGGGTGACGATCCTACGCTCTGCTCGATAACGAGCAAAGTTATTGCTTCTTTCGTGTCAGGGTGATTCTTAGTCTGACTTACTACGTCTACCTCTTGCTTGTCCAAGGAACGGACTGGCTTGAAGTAAAGTTTTGGTACGGCGCTGTACTCATCGAAGTACATTTTGGTAACGATAGACGCTGCTTGCGTATTATTTTGTGATAACAAACGAACGTATTCTTGCATTGGCATGTTGCCCTTTACAGTTTTACCAAAAATAGAAGTGGCTGGCAACTGAATTTGATAAACTTCATCTAACTTTTCAGCCGGTGCTACTGCTAATCTTTGAGAAAACCTACAAGCCCTACCATTACTTCCAGATGAACCGCGTACATTTTGCTTGCAGTCCATACACCGACGACTCTGTACCTGTTCTTCTGGCACGTCCGCGTCAGGTGTTTGTGTTGTAGACGACCAACACGTTGGTGCTACAGTTTTACTAGGGTCGAAATCTGCGGCGTAGTATGAACGTGATACGGGTGCCGCGTCTAGTAAAACAACCTCCATACTGTTGTCATAAGCAAACGGTTGCCCCATGAAGTTCCCACCCCGCAAGCTGATTCGGCGCATCTAAGCGTCCTCATCCACGCTAAGCCCTAAATCATCAAGCGTGTTCTTAGCATCACCTTGCCAGCCATCACTGGTAGAGGTTCGGCTTAGCATAGCTGCTTCAACTAAAGGTATCTTAAACCTATAGGTATGGCCTACACTTACATAAGTGTGCTCAGGTATGTGGCCCTTGCGTAGCCACGCTCGAACAGTAGACACAGACACCCTAAAGTGTTTGGCTAACTCTTCTATTGTTGCTAGTTGTTCCATTACTTCTTCCTCACTGATAATGTGTATTCTGAATCTACGTTAAGCCCCATAGGAACTGTATCGGGATTCTCTTCTAAGTACTGGCGCATGTTAGTTTGGTTAACACGTTTGTCTAACAGCTCCGGCACTCCCTCTTCTAATATAAACTTGTGCATGGACTCCCAATCGCTAGTCCAGTACCGTGTCTTAGTGCTACGGTAGAACAAGCCCTCGGCGGTGCGTACACTTTCAACACCTTGCTCATCACAGTATTTAAGTAGTGCGGCTTTCACTGCATCTAGCTTCTCAGACAATGCTTTGTCTTCTTCTTTAAAGTTGGCCGACAACTCTGACCGTTTGCTACGTATCTTCTGGTACACCCGTACCATTTTGGCCACGTCTAATGGTTCTGACATAACTACCTCCTAGTTAGTGGACAAGCAATATAGTGGTATGTAATGCCCTAGTCAAGTAGTTCGTTGTAAAGATCGATCATTTTTGTGTGTACGTCTATTCTATTATCTAATAGTGAGTACACACGTTTTTCTACATCAGAACCTTGTAACTGAACGACGGTACATTTGTGTGTTTGCCCTGACCTGTGTACACGTGCGTTAGCTTGGGCGTAAGTCTCCAGCGAAGAAGTTGGCCCCCACCATACGACAGTGTTTGCGGCTGTCAGGGTCACACCGTGTGCAGCGGACTGCGGTTGTATGACTAACACCTTGGGGTCGTCAGTCTCTTGAAACCGTTTGAATATCTCAGTACGTTTACTAGCTGGTACGTCTCCACGTATTACCTCTGTGGATATACCCTCGCTACGTAGTCTGTCAGTGAGTATATCTATGACGTGTTTGAATGGTACAAACACAAGCACTTTCTTACTCGACTCATCAATTACTTCACGCAGTACTTTGTATCGGTTCTTAATATCAAACTCTAATGTCTCTTTGTCATCGGTGTACACTGCACCTGCGCTTATTTGGAGTAGCTTGTTCATGGTAACCGCTGCGTTTACTGCGGTAACTTGCTCACCTGCCACGCGCATAACGAGCTGATCCTTCAAAGCCTTGTAGTACTTCTTCTGTTGACTTGTTAACTCAACCGCACGCTTAACGTATACCATCGGCGGTAGGTCTAGGCATTCATCCTTGGTAAACCGTATTGCGGGTTGTAGTGCGTTGAATACTGTATCGGTAGCCGACTCTTTTGGTGCCCACTTGAACTGCGTAACGCGAACCAATACTTGATCTCGAAACGCACTAAAGAACTTAGGCACTGCTTTGGGGTTAACAAGTTTAGCTAGGCCGTACGCATCTACTGGGCTTTGTGCGGCGGGCGTACCCGTCATCAGCCACAGCCACGTGTCTGGTTTAACTATCCTGTTTAGAGTTTTCCAACGGTCGGTCTGCACATTCTTGTAGTGGGTAGCCTCATCTATAATGATGCAGTCGAAGCCCCCATCAGCTATGACGTCTTGTACTATCTTCACACCATCGTAGTTAATGATAACGAACTCAGCGCCACCCTCGATTATCTTTCGGCGTTTTGCTTTCGCACCATGCGCCACGTCAACTGTTCGGTGCATAGCAAAGGTAAACAAGTCGGCACGCCACGCGCTATCCATGATTGACAGTGGGCATATAACTAACACGCGGTTGATCTTACCTTGTCTCATCAAGTAGTCAGCCGCCCATATTGCGCTGGCTGTTTTACCTGTGCCCTGCTCATTGAAACAGAACGCACGGCGGTTCATAGTCAAGAACCCTGCTGTCTTCTTCTGGTGCTCGAACGGCTCGTACTTACCTGTCCACTCATACCTACCCTCAATAGGTGATGGCGCGTTGATCTTCATGTTGCGTAAAGCCTTGGCCTCGTCTAGTCCCCAACTAACCGCTACTGTGTTAGGGGCGACTTCCTTACTCCTAGGTATAACCTCGGTAACTTGCTTAGGGTTACGTAATTTAAGCAATATGGCTTTGTTATCTACAATCCTCATT